TCAGCCCGCGCTGCAGGCTGCGCGCGGCAGAGGCCAGCGTCAGTTCGACAAAGGCCACGCCGCCGACCTCGGGGGTGGTGATCGGGGCGGCGTCGACGAACCCCTTCCAGACCCGGTGCGGCTCTTCGATCAGTGTGCCCGTGGCGGGAAAGAACAGCGCGCGATGGATTTCGACCGGGACGAGGCCTATGTCCAGGGTCCGGGTCAGATAGGCCACCGTTGCGTCCAGAGGGTTCAGGATCACCCGCAGCAGGCGCACGTCGACCCCGGCGCGCTGCACGATCGGCTCCATCGGCAGCATGGCCCCTTCCCCGGCATAGGTCCGCGTCGCCCCCCCGATGGTAAAGCTGCGGTCCTCGTCGCCGGTCCACACACCGATCGCCTCTTCGACGCCGGTGGTGCGGTTGCGCGCGCGCACCCACAGCAGGCTTTTCGAGGCGACACCCTCGCGGCCTTGCAGATAGGTCAGGGCGGTCGCCGAATAGGTTTTCATCCGATCACCTCAGCGTCTGCACGAAGTCGAACGTCATGCCCTCGGTCACCGTCTGCCAACTGGTTCCCTTCGCGACCGTGCCGGGCCGGATCACCGCCTTGCAGGCGGCGCGCAACAAGGTGACGGGCGTTGCCACCGTGACGCCCGCCCGCACCGGCGGGGTCACTTCGAACGCCGGCGTGATCCCGCCTGCGGAGGCGTTCACGGCCGCGTCGACCACCCGGTGCAGGGCCTGTCTGCCGCTGTTGTAGGCCCAGCTCAAATAATCCCCCCGCGACAGCACGTAGAAGGCGGGCAACCCGGTCAGCTTGATCTCGCGCGCATCTGTCCCGAGACTGGCGATCGTCGGCACGGTCGCGCCCAGGAAGGTGCCAGCGGGATCGGCCAGCGGGGCCGGGCGGCGGGTGTCACAGGCGTAGAAGCTGGCGCCGGGGCGGCGCAGCAGGTCCAGCAGCACATCGGGTGTGGCCGCTTCGGCGCGGGTCATCAGCCCCAGCCGCACCGACCCGGTCCACAGTTGCGGCCCGGTTTCCGCCACCAGTTGCTCGCCCCCGCCGGTCTGCGCCATCTCGACCTGCGGCGGGGCATCGAAGGTGATTTCGGCCACCGGCAATGCGCCAAAGAAGGCCTCCAACGACAGGGGGAACGTGAGCACGGTCAACCTGTGACCCGCCCGCCCTGGCGCTGGATGCGCTTGACCTCGTGGGGCAGCCGTTCGCGGCTGAACATCTCCAGCCCTGCCGCCACTCCGGCTACCACCCGCGCCTCGATCTCCTTGTCCCCTGCGGCACCATTGATGTGGACGTGGAGAGCGAGCGGCCCGGCCCGACCTGCCCCGCCTGCAAAGCCGCCCGCGCTGCCGCCGATCAGGCCGCCCGCCGCGTATCCGGGCAGGTCCGCCCCGGCGTTGATGCGTTCCAGAACGGGCCTGTAACGCGCCGTTGAACGGGCGTTTACCGCGAACTCTCCGGCGCTCATCATCACCGGCACCCGGTCCGCGGTGCCGCCACCAGCGCCGTAGATCATCCCGCCCCCGGCCAACAGCGGCAGGCCCTGCGTGCCGCCGCCGCCCCGGCCACCCCCGAACAGCCCGCTGAAGATCCCGCCCGAAATGCCGAACAGGCCCGCCAGCGGCCCCTGCCCCAGCCACAGCGCCTGGATGCTGGCATCCAGAAGCGACGATAGCAGTTTCTTGACCGCGTCCGCTGCCGACTCACTGCCACTGACGATGCCTTGCAGAAAATCGAGCGAGGCATCGCCAAAGAAATCCGCCGCCTCGCGTGCCGCCTGCAACTGCACCTCGGCCGCGATCAACTGCTCGATCTCGGCCCGCTCGCCCGCCGTCGTCTCGGCCAGAACCTTGCGGTGCTTGGCCAGCTCTTCGCGGACCGGGTCCATCTCGATCATCAACTGCTGCTCTTCGCGCAGCCGTTCGATCAGCTCGGCCACTGCATCGCGCTCGGCTGCAGCCCCGCCGCCACCGCCTGCGCCAGCACCGGTGCCGCCGGTGGAGCGGGGGATGTTGCGTGTCTCAAGCGCACGCTGTGCCGGGGTCGGTGCACCGCGGTTGCCATAGGCCAGAAGGGCCTGCCCGCCCGGTGAGAACTCGACCGCCATCTGAGCCAGCTGGCCTTGGGCGGCGGCATATTCGCCCGCTGCGGCCCTCACACCCGATAGGATCGCTCCTACTTTCCCGAGCAGCGCATCGGCAGATCCCAGCGCACTGTCGAACACGCCCGAAAGATTGACCCCGGCAGCCTCGATCAACAAGTCGCGGAGCAGTTCGGTGGCGTCGGCCAGCGCCTCCCGGCGGGCCAACTGTTCGGCAATCAGGTTGTTCTCGACTTCAAGAGCGGTGGCGAAGCGCCCGTTGTCCTCCGTCCGCTGGTTGTTATCGTCCTGAATAGCGCCGCGAAGGCGTTGCTGTTCCAGAAGCAGGCTGTTGATCTGGCGAAGTGCGGCCTCTTCGTTGACCGACATGCTGCCCGAGGCTTCTGCAGCGGCAATAAAACGGTCACGCAGAGTTTCCAGCGCGGCGATCTGCGCGTCGATTCCATCTGCCTGTTCGATTGCCCGGAAGGCATCGAGAACCGGATTGAAGGCACGCTGCGCATCGCGCGACCAAACAGACAGGTCGAAGAAGTCAGCAAGGTTGCGCTGACCGCTTTTCATAAAGGTCACCGGCGCGATCTCGGCCCGGATGGACTCGGCGGCTGCGCGCGCTTGCCGTTCTGCCTCGCGGCGATCAAGTTCCACGATCTCAAGGTAATACTTGCGGGCCGCCTCGGCACCGGCCCCGAACTCTTTGCGCAAATCGGCGCTAGTTGAACGCGCCTTTTCAGCGGAGTTGCCGTAGCGGTCAATTCCGTCCGCCAAGCCCTCGACGCGATCCCCGAAGGTTCCAGCCTCTTCGCCCGTGCTGAACAGCCACTGCGTTACCAGCGCCAGACCTGCAATGCTGCCCATCACCACCAGGTTGACCGGGTTCAGCATCCCCATGAACGCCGCGCCCAAGGCCTTCACCGCCCCGGCCGCGCCCATCGGCCCGATCACCTGGCTGATCTGGCTGCCCTGCTGCACCGCCAGCATCAGCGGGTTCTGCCCCGCCGCCAGCATCATGCCGACATCGTTGAACTGGGCGACGAGGTTGCCGACCGACCCGGCCGCCATGGTGTTGGTGCGGGTCATCGTCGTGCCCGAGGCGGCGACGGATTTCTGGGCGGCCGCCAGCCCCAGCAGATCGGCCTCGGTCTTGTCCGCGCTGCGCCCCAGCGCACCGATCCCGGCAGCCCCGGTCTTGCCTGCTGCGTCCAGCGTCTTTGCCCCGGCACCGGTCTTGGCCACCTCGCCCTGCAGCGCGCGCAGGTCCGCCTTCGCCTGGGCGGAGTCGGACTTGAACAGCATGGACAGGGTGAAGGCCAACTATCGTCTCCGGTTCAGGGCACCCAGGGCACCCGCTTCGATCAGTTGCACGTCCGCCCACAGGCCGGGCGAGGGCGTGATACCGGCGAGGTCGAACCCCGCCCGCACCGCGGTGTAATCCAGCCCGCAAAAGAACAGCGGGCCTGCCGCCGAGGCCACCACGCGCCACTGGGTGGTCACGGCGAGGAAGGCATCGACGGCGGCGGTGTTTTCGGGCCAGACGCCCTCTTCCACGTCGTCGTCAGCGAACAGGGCGGGGTCGATCCCGAAGAAGGCGCAATCGTCGGTCAGGTCATCCCGGCCTGCGGCCAGAGTGCCATCCGCCCAGGCACCCCCCGCCCACATCAGTTTTTTGCGCGGACCTGCCCCCCGGCCATTTCCGTCCAGTAGGCTTTCAGCAGGCCGACCCGCGCCCAGGGCTGGAGCAGGATCTGTTCCAGCAGCGCGGGCGAGAACGCGACCTGCTCGCCGTCGTCATCCAGGATGTCGCCCAGGTGCAGGATCGCCGCGCGCAGGAAGTCTTCGATCTGCAGCTGCTCGGCACCCTCCAGCACCCTGTAGCGGACGGTCACTGTCTCCGGCCTGGGGCCGTCATCGGTGGGCACCATCAAGGTGGCGGTGCAGGTGAAGGTGCGGTTCTTGACGAGGCGGTAGGCCATGGGAACTCCGGGTGTTGGGATCAGGTGCAGACGATCGACCAGGCGGCGGTGGCCGAGGTGCGCAGCGGGATCGCGTTGATCGTCTGCTGCACCACGCCCTGGTCCTGGTCGAAATTCGCGGGGCGCTGGATCTGCATCGCGGGGATGTTCAGCGCCACGCGGCGGCCCGCGGTGGTGCCGTGCAGCATCGCAAGCGCCACGGATGTGCGCGCATCCGCCAGCGCCCAGGGGTTGAAGGTGGCCAGTGCCATGGTGTTCAAGGTGAACTCGCAAGTCTCCATCCGGTCGGTGATCATCACCTCCTGGGCGTTGATCAGGAACCGGTTCTGCAGCGTGTTGCCGACATCGAAGGTGAACGACTTCATCTCGACAGCGACGGCATTGACCGTGAAGGTGGGCGTGTTCACCCGGGTCGCCCCCTGCGGATCGGGGAAGGCGGTATACGTCGGGGTCGCCATCGCCACGGCGGTGGGAGCCTGATAGAGCGCCGTGAACTCCCACATCAGCACCGGAATGCCCTGGGCACTGAGACTCAGCTTGCAGGTGCCGCGCGCGCCCGGCGCGACGAACAGCATCCCGTCGACGTTCAGATAGATCGTCGCCGACCCCTGCGCGGCATCGACCGGGGCATAGGTGACGGAGGTGACCGCGACGATGGTCTGCGACATGCCGCAGGCCAGCGCCAGCGGCCCCCAGGCGGGCGCGGTGCCCGCCGTGCCGGAGGCCTGCAGTTCCGTCTCGAAGGTGATCTTGACATGGGCATCCAGCGGGATGCTGCCCGACTGGCCAAACCACGGGTTGTCCAGCGCGCGGTCCATGTCCTGCCCCTCATAGGGCATGATCTTGAGGTTCTTGCAGACGATGGCGTTGGCAGCCCCGGTCGGCACCGGATCGGTGCCGTAGGTCACCTCGGTCTTGAGCATCAAGAGCTTCTTGCGCCAGAACATCGGCATGGTCAGACCTCCGGGTCAGGGTTGAGGGCGGGGGGTGCGGGCAGCAACGCGCCGTCCACCAGAAGGTAGGACCCGCCCGTGGTGGGCAGGATGTGCGGATGCTGACCGGGAAGAGGGGCCGCCTGCGGCAGCCCGGTCGGCGCGGCATCGGGCTTGCTGGTCATTCGAAAATCCTCAGCTGGTCGGTGATCGAAAACTCCACCCCATAGGCCAGCAGCCCGGGCTGAAGCGTGATGAGCTGGTGGCTCTGGTAGGCGAACACCCCGACGGTCTCGGCGGGGGTCCAGCCCGCGATCGCGCGGATCGCCGCGTCGATCGTGGCCTCGACGGCGGTTTGCGCCCGATCGCCAGTCGGGTTGTCGATCGCGGGAAAGGACAGCACGACGCTGATCACCTCTTCGGTGATCTGGCTGAACACAGCCGTGGCCGTATCCGGGGCGCGGCCCCGCCCTCCGCGCGGAATGACAAAAGCCAGGGCGCCCAGCCCCTTCATTTCGCCCGACGCCATCAGCCGCGCCAGATCGAGCGCGACCCGCACATCGCGCAGCGGGTCGGGGGTCAGCCGGGCCTTCAGGCGGTCCACGATCGGCTGCAGCGGGATCATCAGATGAACCCCCGCATGTTGTCGGCGGTGAACTCGCGGTCGCGGTCCACGATCTGCACGCCCGAATTGCCCGACGCGGCGGGCTCAACCCCAGCGATGCTCAGCAGGACCACGCCCTGGGCGATCTCGCGCAGCAGTTTCATGGCGGCGTCGTAGTCCGCCTTGACCTTGGCCTCGGGTTCAGAGCTGTGCAGTTTCCACAGCGCAATCGCCTGGGCAAGGTCAGCCACCAGGGCGGGCGTGGCGGCCAGCGGCAGGGCATAGCGGCCCGACAGATAGCCGTCGATCACCGCATCGGTGTCGGCCAGCGCGCGGGCCAGCACGGCGGTGTCGATCACCCCCAGCGGGATCGGGCCGCGATCGGTCAGGGCGATGATCCGCCCCTCGCCGAACCGGTCCGTCAACTGTGCCTGGGTGCAATAGGTCATGTCAGTCGGCCACCGCCGCCCGGACGGCGCAGTCCTTGGCCTCGAGCAGCTTGCGCCGGCAGGCGGTGCGTTCGGGGCTGCGCAGCGTGGTCTTCACGATCCGGTCGGCCAGCATGGCGAAGGGCCGCGAGATCGACTGCAGATGGTCGGGCAGGTGCTTCCAGGCGAACCACTTCAGGATCGGCTCATCGCAGGACACCGGGGCCTCGTGGGGGGGCTGCACCTCGTGGATCAGCAGGTCCCGGCCGGAATGAACGTGGAACGTCTCTGCGAACCCCGCCTCGACGGTGACCAGCGGGCCGACGAAGGATCCGTCGGCGGTCAGCGGCATCACCCGCACCGGCAAGCCGTGGTTTGCTTCAACAAGGATCGTCGTGGTCATCGGGTCGCTCCTGGGACAAGTCGGGTGGCCGTCTCTCCGGCCTGTCACGGGCATCCTCCCCCGTTCATCCGGGTCCGCGCCCGGCTCGCCTACTCGGATCGCCCGCCCCTGCCGCTCTGAGGGCTTCGTGGGGTCGGGTTCGCGATGGATCCTTTCGCTCGGGATGTCAGCTGATGCCGACGATCAGCTCAGGGTCGTCCATCAGCGCCTCGAACTGCGCTGGCGTCAGGTCGCGGGCCCGGATGATGACGGCCTCCGGGGTGAAATGCCGACCGGCGCGCCAGCGGCCCCGGGCGGGGCCCTTGATGGTCAGCGTCTCCCCTTCGCCGGTCTGCACGGGGTCGATGACGGTGGGGTCGCTGACGGCGGGGTTCAGGTCGGGTTCAGCGGTGGGTTTACGGGCCATTCAACGGTCTCCTGTCGGCTCAACGAAGGGGGCGGGTGCGCCGCCCCCTCTGGTTCAACCGACCGGCGTCAGGCCAGCCACGGCACAACGAGGAGTTCCGCAGTGCCTTTCCATTCGTTGGTGATCCCGCCCGTGCCGTATTCCGAGTTCACCAGTTGCCGGGCCGCGCTTTCCAGCGCAGGCGGCACCACCAGAAGGTTCGGCACCAGGCCCAGCGGATTGCCGCCATCGGACTTCATGTTGGAAATCCCCGCCCGCGCGATGGCATAGTTGGCGGCGTTCAGGGTCTGCTTCGACCCCCAGGCCAGTTGCGGCAGGCCGTAACCGACGTTGCACCGCATATCGACGCCATAGACATACTCGTTGCGCAGAAAGACGTTGTCGTCCAGATCGCGGTCCTTGGCGACGAACATGGGGGCCTTGCGTTCCTGGTAGATGATCGGCTTCAGCGGACGGTTGGTGCACATCAGGAACCACGGGGTGCCCGCGCCGCCGTCGGTGTTGGCATAGGTGCCGGTCGAGCCGTCGGCGAGCTGGATCGGGTGGTCGGTGTCGAAGAAGAACTGGCCGTCGAAACAGTTGGTCGCGAACCCGGCTTTCAGCAGCGCCCAGACCAGTTCCTCGGGCAGGCGGGCCGCGCCGTCGCCCATCATGCTGAAGGCGTCGGAATACATCGCGAGGTTGTCATCCTCGATGAAGTTCCGCGAGACCGCGACCGTCTTTTCGAAATGCCGGTTCAGAATGACGTAGGAGGCTTCGGTCAGGTTGTCGATCTGGCGCGGGCCCAGCCATTCGCGCAGGCCGGTCTGGCCCTTCAGCCAGCCATAGGTGTTCATCGCGGTCGAGGAGCGCACGGTCTTGGCGATGCGGTCCTTCATCTTGGGGACGGAATCGTAGGCGTTCTGGTATTCGGCGCTGAAACCGACACGCAGGGCCTGAAGGGAGGTTTGGGTGATGATCATCAGGGCTGTTCCTTACGACAGGAGGGCGCGGGTGAGGACTTCGTCGAACCGGACCCAGACGCCGATCGCGTCCACGTCCACGACGGCCCCGGCGGGGGATCGGGTGTTGGTGCCGTTGGTCTTGGCCACCGTCTGATCGTCGACGATGTAGCAGACCGCGCCGATGTCGGCGGTGGCGATCAGGTCAGCCGCCGCCGAGTTGGCATAGCGGAACACCCCCTCGCGGAACTCGATATTCGTCACCCCGGCGGTGGTGCTGGTGGCCGGGGTTTCGGCGCGACCCGCCCCGAACGAACCGGTTGCCGTCGCCCCCTCGATCAGGTGACCCGACGCGTTGCGCATCAGCAGGGCACCGGAAAAGATGGCCTGGTTGAGGCCCAGAAGGCCCACGCGGTCGCCCTCACCCATTTGCGGGGTCGAGCGGTTGTCGGTCAGAGCGACCATCAGTTTGCCTCCTTCTTGGCATCCGCCTGCAGCGCGGCGAGGAATTTGTCATGCGGCTGGCCCAGTTGGTCGGCGACCGCCTTCTGCTCGGCGTTCAGCGCGGTGATCACCGCGTCCGTGTCGGGCGGGGCGCTGGCCATATGCGACGTGGCGAGCGTCATCAGCCCCGCGACGGCGCGTTGCGCCCGGCTGGGGTCTTCCATGTGGAAGGTGATGTAGAACTCGCGGTCCTCGGGCCGGATGGCCCGCTTGTTCGCGATCTCGCCGTCGATGAAGGCCTCCGAAGCGGCGCGCTTTTGCGCCATCTCCAGCGCATCGAGGCGACCGCGCAGGGTCGCGTTCTCGGCCTGCAGCGATATCTGCGCCGCGCCCTGAGCCAGTTTGCCCTTCACGGCGGCAAGGATCGCTGTGGGGTTGGCATCGTCGACACCCAGCTCGGTGCCGATCGCGGCCAGGGCCGACTGCATCGCGGCGGCGGGCTTCATGTCGGACTTGGCCGGGATCGCCGCCATGACCTCTTCGGCGGTGGCGGTGGCGGGCAGGCCCAGCTTTTCGGCCAGGCGCGCCAGGAACTCTTCAAGGGTCACGGGGCTCTCCATCTTCTGGGCCGTCTTCTGGGCCATGTTCAGGGCGGTCAGGTTCTTGATGTTGGGAACGTTGGTCAGGCTGGCCCGCAGGATCTGCAGCACCTCGCCCGCCTTGGTGTGGAAGAACACCGGGCTGATCCCGCGATAGGCGCGGTCGGCCAGCAGCGCACGACCCGAGGCGTTCCAGTCGACCCGGCCCCAGATGCCGTCGGCACGGGCCTGCAGCTCCTTGATCCAGCCGCGCGCCGGGGCCTCGCCGCCCTGCTGGCCGATCTTGTCGGTCGAATGGTTCTCATCGATCAGCATGCCGCGCTCGTCCGACATCGAGGCGGCGATCACGGCGGCGGCATCGACAACCCGGTAGGGTCCGCGCCCGTCGAAGGTGCGGATGGTGTTGTCCGCAGGCAGCAGATGCACCCAGTCGGGCACATCCGCCCCGGCGGGCAGATCCATGGCGGCCATCAGGGCCAGAAGCGGGCGGGGCGGGGTGTTCATGCCGCGATCATCGCGACATCGAAGGCGTCAAAACATCCGCAACGGTGTGCGGAGACGCAGGCCCCCGCGGATGCCGCAAGCCTGCATGGCCGGTGGGGTCCGGTCAAGACGCGGTGGTGATCGCCCCGGTCAAGTATTCTTCGATGATGTCCAGCATGTTGGTCTCGTCCTCCGGTGACAGCCCGATGAAGGGGCGCGCCGGGATGTCGCCCCACAGATGCGGGAACGCGGCCCGGGTGCCGCCGAACTGCATCATGGCGGCTTGAACGACACCCGAGCCGACCTCGACGAAGTCGCGTCCCGCATCGTGAAAGATCCCCTCTCGCATCGTGCCCGACTGGACCAGCGGCTTGACGCTGCTTTTGCGCGCAAGCGTGACCGGCGAATTTGCAGCCCAGGCCGCGCCGTCAGGACCCTTGCCATCGGCAAACCGGTCCTTCGTGGATTTGGTCAGATATTCCCCGAGCTGCTCCATCAGGGGCGTCATGTCGTCCATGCTGCCGCTCAGCCGGTCCAGCGCGCCGGTGACCTGGTCAGCCTTGAGTTCGACGATGAACATGGCTATCTCCTTCCTGCGGGCGCGACAGGGTGCAAATCTCCCTGCCGTAGCACGATCTCGGGATCGGAGCGCCATACGAGGTTTCCGGGCAACCGGGTGGGAGGCCTCGTCGCCCGCACATCATTTGTCCTTGCGAAGCAGGTTGAGGATGTCCCGGTCCCGCTTGGCCTGATCCTTTGACAGACGCCGGTAGCTGACGATGCACAACTCGTCCTTCTCGATGACGGCCTTCACGACGAGGACATATCCGGGTGCGCCTTCCACCTCTTGCACGAAGATCAGGCGGCGTGCGTCTTCCCGGATGCGCCGGGTCGCGTTGTCGATGACCGACTGAACCGCCAGGTAATCTTGCGCAGTCAGTTCAGGATGTTCTCGTGCCTGCTTCTCGGCGCTCTGTTCCGACAGGACCGCGACCTTTTGTGTCGATCCTATCATGGCGGCGTCCGCGTCCGTCAGGCGTGCCAGCGGCCAGCTTCCGACCGGAGCGGCGAACCACTCCGCAAAAGCGTTCGTCCGCAACCATGACTGGATCAGATCGACGGACGGACGCCCGGGCAGATCGTCCAGCTTCTTCGCGAGCGCCGCCACCGTATTGGCCACGGTCGCCCCGGGCGCATAGGCCCAGCCCTTGCTGATGCCGACCGGTGCCCCGGTGCGCGGGTCGATGCTGGCCCAGTTGTCGGGCAGCTTCAGGTCGGGTTTGCCGCCGAGGATCGCCGCCGATTTCAGGCTGCGCGCGCCCGAGACATAGCAGCTGCACCCCCAACCATTCGGCGGATAGTGCGTGGCCCAGAACGGATGGTCCGCCGGCAGGATCAGACCGTTCCAGGCC